CACGGTTCGACTTATCTCATCTTTGATGGGTGTTGAACTGTATGTCATTGGCATGTCACGTTCAGATCAAAGACGTGGCATGAAAGGTTCACGCCAGTGGTTTTGGCCTAAAGACGTCAACGCGTCCAATAGGCTCGATGGTCATTGCGACAATGAATTGCTGTACATGTGTGATGTGGACTATTACCACGATATGCCAGCATTCTTATCACAAAATCCAAAACCCCTGATTTTATACACTATGGTACCTGAATCTACCGCCTCTACAGAGGAAGACAACACTTCTTTTTATTTTAATGATAAAGGGGAGTTGGTTACCTTCATTGCTGGCGGAGGTCAGTACCAGCATAAGTTATGGGATTATGGAACTGATTCATTGATGGTTGTCAGAAGGAAATGGGGCATTCCCATTTCCTCTACAATCTTTGCCGTTGAACGCAAACAAGTTGCAAGGAACAGGCAGATGATATTGCTGGCTCCGATCAGACATTTTGGGCTGATCGCGACGATTCTTGCTTCTTGGTTGTTGGAGGACCGTGCCTTGAAACGGATTGAACCTATAGTTCACACAAAGGATGGCAACTTTGTGCGGATTAAGGTAGTCAAGCCCGAAGGAAAAGTACAAGTGTCCCTTTCCCGCCCTTCATCTTTTCTCTCAGCTAATGTTGATGCATCTATTGATGATGCAATTGCCACTGTATCACGTTTGGGGTCTACCACCCTACAAATACCTACAGTGGCGTCATGGCTGAGTGATGCTCCAGAAGATCGTGCATCTAGCCGAGCGGCTGCCGCCATACTAACGGAATATCACAGGACGAAAAACGCCTGTAGAGATCCATTAGTATTTAGCGTTGCATATGCTGTTAGGTCATACATGCATGATTATCGTAAATTCACGGGCGAAGAAAAACCAAAGTTGACTGCCTTTATGTCACCAATGATCCATGGTGCGTTTGCTCCATATTCCTGCAAGGCTTCAGAAGAAAGATGCGTCGACGGACGTATCAATAAACTGAAGAAGGAGGAACCGAAGTATAATGCATTTAGAGATCGTTGTATGGACGAGTTTGCGAGACTCGTTTGTAAGGGCACCCTGTTGTACCCGAAGATGGTGGAGACTGTTGAAGCAAAACAGACCACCCCGGCACAACGCTTGAGCTTGATTAAAGCATTTGCTAATGGACCTGTACGCAAGAGGATCCTGAAATGCTTTTTGAAATCTGAAGCGTATCCAGACGTCAAAGACCCAAGGAATATTTCCACGTATAATGATGCAGATAAATTGGACATGGCAACGTACGCGTTAGCTTTATCTGAACACTGCAAACAGTTTAAGTGGTATGGCCCGGGAAAGACGCCACTGCAAATAGCAGAACGAGTCGTAGAAATCTGCAGAAACGCGGAATTCGTTAACGTTTCTGATTACCATCGAATGGATGGCACCATCAGTTATGTGCTGCGACGCGTGGATAGAATGGTTGGAATGAAGGCCTTTCCCAACCACCGGGACCATTTGAATCAATTATTGGACAGAAATGTCGACAATAAAGGATACTTACCAAATGGAACATCATTCGATCAGGGACCATCGCACGGATCAGGCTGTTCAGCAACAAGTCTGTTCCAAACGCTGCGCGCCACCTTCACCAGTTATCTTGCGTATAGACACACCAAGAGGAATGGTACATACCTCTCACCGGAGGAGGCGTTTCAAGCACTCGGCATACACCTCGGTGACGATGGCCTCGATGCTGACCTTGACACCTACCAGCACGAGTGGGCTGCGAAATCAGTCGGACTTGTGTTGGAAGCCTCGGTGGTCCATAGAGGACATCGAGGAGTCAATTTCTTGGCACGCTATTATTCACCAGAAGTGTGGTATGGCTGTCCTAACAGTATGTGCGATACTAAAAGACAGCTCTCCAAATTCCACACGACGGTTCGCTTACCTGAAAATGTCTCAGCTGAAAGCAAACTGGTGGAGAAGGCCATGTCATATGTGGCAACGGATGGGAACACCCCAGTCATTGGTGCATTTTGCCGAAAAGTGCTTTTGTTGTCATCCTTTCGACCAAAGAGACTACTCAACGTGGGAACTTGGTGGGGAAAATTTGCCGAGTCCGACCAATACCCCAACGAAAATGTTGGAGGCTGGATGGACGTGGAGTTTGACCACCACCTGCCTACGTTCGATCGAAAGCTCTTCATTGATTGGTTGGCATCCGTTAAAAGGTCCGAGGACCTCCTTCGCCCCCCATTATGCTGTGAAATTAACCCCCCAACAAAATGCGATGTACCAATCGTTGTTAACGGGGAGCTTATCCCAGCTAATAGAGGGCAAGAAAAAGAAGAGAAGCCCTCGGAGAAGCAGCAAGAGGCTCTGCGGCGAGAGTCTAGAGAAAATCGTCGCCAGCGTGGAAAAGCTACGTTTAAATCCCAAGATAAACACGCTGTTAAAGGAAAGCCATTAGTACTTTCGCCCTGAATAGGGAATTAAGC